CCTGAGTGTATACTTTACTTTGTTTTTGCAAACAAATCAAGGGGTGGCATCACGACATTTACATCTTTTTGAATATCTTCTTCTGGTATATTGCGTGCCTTCCACTCTTCATCATTACTATAAACCTCTCCTGTTTTCTTATTTTTAATAGTTGTTGTTACCTTCGCTGCTTCAATAATGGGTACTTCTTTTCCATCTATCATAGTTGTTTTCATTATGTTGTGATCTCCTTTTTAATATTAAGATAACTAATACCTATAACTACTCCATCTGAGACTGTTCCAGCAGTAGTAGCTGTCAGAGATGTGCTTCCTTCTACAATGAGAGGAAGGGTTAATATCTCTACACTGGTTGCTGCTACTAATGTTTGAGTATGAACTACTTCAAAAGCATTATTTTTTATAGTTATAGTAGGGGTATTGGACCCTGATTTATTAGTCACTCTTAATGATTTAATTATATAAGTTTCCGCTGCTCCTGCTGTAAGCAAAGTATTAGTTTCAGCTGCAGTAACTGTTTTTCCATAAAATTTGTATATGTTTAATACAGCCATTATTCCATGAAGAAGCTTTTAGCTTCTATCTCCTGTTTTAATTCTTCTTGAAAAGTTGTATTAAGTTTTTCTAATACACCATCTAAATCTCTCACTAAAGATTGAGCTACATCTTCTCTGTATTCTGAACTTGCTCTTGTTAATGTTTGTACTATCTTAGCCATTATCTTCTTCCTCCTGCATGAACATCTAATCTAAATGTTCCTAACTTCCAGTTAGAATCTACTGCCGTGTTAGATATTTTAAGAGCCACAGATCTTCCTCTTGCTCTACATGATTGATATTTAGTACTAGAAGTAATTGTGAAAGGTCCAAGTGAAGAGCTAGCTGCTGTTTCATTAGGAAAATCTCTTAAATCTAATTCAACAATAGTGTTGCCGGCTTGAGTTATAAAGTCAGGTATAAATCTACTAACCCTCATCATAAATTCTCCATCTCCTCTAAATGTAATTCCTTGTCTTCGATCTTGAGTAATATCAAAATCTCCTGATAAAATGTGAGCACCAATAGCAGTTGTCACTCCTAATTTAACTTGGTTAACTCCGGTCTCATGTTCATAATAAATAGTACTTCCCTCAGTGTTTCCCACAACATCAAAAGAACTATCTGTACCTGCATCATAATGAGTTGCATGAGGTAAACCAAAGACAGCTGAGTCTACCCAAGTTGTTCTTGGAAAGATTGAACTTGCATTTGTAAACCAAATAGGTCTCTCTGCACTAGAGTCCAGATAACTATAAATAACACATCTAGTAATGACATTAGAATTGGAAGTTGGATAAAACCACATCACTTCTCCAAATAAGTTATTAATACCACAATATATTAATTGATTTGAAGTAGTGTTAATATTATCATAAACATAATCTTCAACCAAGCAATCCATCGATTCTAGTTTACCAGTAAATCTGAAGAAACCGTTATCAGACATCCAGTACGCTGCACCATCCACTTCCACAGATGCATTTTTTCCTATTAATCCACAGTTAGTTCCTACTTGATCATATGCAAAAGTAAATGGAGCACCGACAAAACGCATGGTGAATAATGAGGTATCTGTCCATACGTAAATTGCAGATTTACCAAGTTTAGCTCCCATGATCCGTGATCCGGCGGCCAGTCTTTGTGTACCAGCACTATTGGTTGCTGTTGGAGCCCAGGTATTTATATCTTCCTGAGCAGAGAATCTTATAAACATATCATCTTGAGTTGTTGTTGTTCCAATTGTGGTTTCTGTTCCAAATAAAACTAAGTGACGATCGGGAGTAGATACCAACATGTCTCTTGATGCAGTTGGTGCACCAGACACAATTGTTGCTCTGGTTGCTGTTGCATTACTTGCATCAGCGTCCCATTGGAATACTGCTCCGTTAACAATTAATGCTAAAAGTGTTGAACCTAAATTATCCAATGACCATAGACCAGGTTCAGCAACTTTATCCGTAGTACTTGCAGCTTGGTTCCAGGCAGAGTAATCGCTTGTGTCAGTTACAGTGGCTCCGTCAGAGTGAGCAGCTCTAGTAGTTCCTCTAACTGCTCTCGTAATTCCAGTTAAAGTTGTGCTTCCTGAAACTCCAGTATATGAAATTTCCTCACTCCCTACTTGAATATAATTAGTTCCCGTTGTTGGAAATCCTGTAATAGAATCTAAAACAATGCTGGTTCCTGATCCACCAGTTCCAAATGCATTATCTCCTAACGCTCCATCTAATGTATTAGTTCGTGGGGAAGTTACTGTACCTCCCCATTGAGATATACCCCATCCATAAACTCCAACCTGTTCAGCTGGACCTACGTGGTAGTATCTATAATAAGTTATCCCTCCTGAAGTTGATGCTCCAGATCCTGATTCAGTACTATCCATTTCAATTGTAAGTGTAGTTGTACTAGGGACAGATGTAACCATAAATTTTCTATCACAAAAATTTGAGGCTCCAAAGTTAGAATTAGTAATAGAACTAAATGTAGAAGTTTCTCCAAATAATATTATATCTCCCACTTGAAAACCATGGGCACTGGAGAAAGTAAGTGTAACAGTTGCATCTCCATCAGTTGTACTAAAAGCATTAGTAATGGCTGTACCTGATGGATTTACTAAAGGATGAATATCATAATAAACTCCTCCAGAATAAGCATATAAAATTCTATTGGTTCCTATAAGAGAGTATTTGATACCCTCTTTATTAACCATTTGATGAAGGGCTCTAGCGGCCCCTGTTAATTTCTTATCTCCTAATTGAGACCAGCCTCCTATTTTTTCAGGAGTACCGTACCTAAAACGAACGTTTTCTCCCTCAGTCCACTGGGCTTCAGCCGTGGTTGGTGTAACTTGTTTGTTAAAACCTGGTAAAAATCCTATTTTTTGTAGCATGACTTACCTATTATATTATATTTTTTACTTTTTTAACAGCTTTCCTTGCTGTACAAAATAGATAGCATCTAATTTACTATTTTTCAAAACGTTTATAGCATCATCTACGGTATGAACAAGGGGTTGACCAGCTAAATTAAAGCTAGTGTTCAAAAGGATAGGGCAATTATTTCTCTTGTTGAATAGAGATAGGATTTTAAATAGCTCTCCCTTCTCTACTGTCTGAATTCTAGAAGTACCATCTTTATGGACAATGGAGGGCAGTAAAAGAGGAGTTTTACACTGAAAATTAACAGTCATGTAAGGGGAACTTTTAATAGGTAGTTTATTAAAATACTTATATAGAAAGTTTTTTAAAATAGCTCCAGCAAACGGTCGATACCATTCTCTATTTTTAATCTTGTTTATTATATATTTTCCATTCTTAATTCTAGGATCGAATAGTATACTTCTATGACCAAGAGCCCTGGGCCCTGCTTCGGGATTCCCGTCAAAGATAGCTACACTTTTCTGATCTTCAAGTAACTTACATACCTCTAAGGCAGTAGCCTTCGTCCCTGGAATAGGTGTCTTTTCTTTTTTATAATAATGATAAAAATTATCTTTAACAGCCACTGGATTGGTTTTGGTAGTCTCTTTCCATTTTAACATAGCCGCACCAATAGATACCCCTGTATCATCTGCAACAGGTTCAAAGTAAAAATTAACTTTTGATAGAGTCTCTAGATAGTATTGATTAGCTACTACATTAAGACCATATCCACCCACAATACAAACATTATTAATGCCAGTACTATTAACATATTCAGCAATCAAGTCTCCCACTTGTTTCTGAGTTTCTACTTGTACCAACTTTGCTTTATTAGCATAATGAGAATAGTTATCTTTTGTAATTGTCTTAGTAATTTTTGATTCCTCTTTATAAAAACATGTAGTTTGATCGTTATTATTAAGATGGATAAACTTGTTAGTAATAGGAGAGCCCTCTAAAAACAACCTATGTCTATCAGTAAAATAATCAGCACTTACACCATAAGCTGATAAGCCCATAGTCTTTCCATTCTCTAAAGGATGTTGACCAATTAAAGTGGTAGCTGCTTCATATACTTTTACAATTCCTAAATTACTTTTAACTTTTATTTTACAGTCTGGATAGTAAGCTTTAATTATATCTAGCATGTACTGTCTATTCATCTCTTGAGTAGGAAGATTCCAAAAATTTTTATACACAGGCTTTATATCATCATCACAAACAAAAACTGATTCGCTTTCTCTGGCCATAGATTCACCATTTATAAAAAACATACTTCCATTCCTATCTATTACAAACACTAAAGCTTTTTTAAATCTACTATTATAATAAGCTAATGCTGCATGACATTTATGATGAGATAGTATCGAGTAATTTTCCATTTCAATATCAAACTTCTTACGGATATAGTTTCTATAAAAGAACTCCGTTGCTGTTTCATTATTAGATGGTGTGTGATAAAGTATATGATCTATCTTTCCAAAGTTTAATGAACCATAAAGCTCTAAAGATTTAAAAGGATTCTTATCTCTTTTTATTCTAGTAAGTCTTTCTTCCTTGCAAAAAAATTCTATCTTTCCATTATTTATACTGCACACAGAGCTGTCGTGAGCTGCATTAAAAGCTATTATTCTCATTGTAGTTTATTCCAAATCTCTAAATCTTTCTCGTAAAATTCCTCAAGAACTTTTCTATTATCTTCAGATATTTTTATTTTCTCATAATCATCTAAAAATTCTACACCTATTTTATTAGTATGTTTATAAAGAATAATCTTCCATAGAAGATTTAAGTTAAATTCTTTATTAATCCAATCAACAAATTTATGATTGAGACCTTTTTCAAATTTCCACATTTTAGTTTTAGGTCCAATAAATTTATATTGTGGAGTAAAAAAATTATTATGATAGCTGTGTATGGTTTGCTGTTCTTTTATATAATGTAGTAAACTGTCCTTTGTTCTAAATATACTGCTATAGTTTTTAACTTTCCTGCAAGTAAAATCATAACTTGCTACTGAAATAAATCTGTCCACAGGATGCCTGATCACAATAGAGGTAGGTATATCTTCAAAATTATATAGCGTTTCATAATAAGGATAGGTTAATAGTTCTTCTAAAATAGAGTTTCTAAAAAAACGTTTTGATTGTTCAAAGTGAACAGTGAATCCATTCTGATCAAACAGATTAGCTACATATCTTCCTCCTGTTCTCGGAGGATGGATGTGAAATATTTTAGTCTTTCCTTTTTCTACTAGCATTTATCCCTTTTTTAAAAAAACAGATACAGTGAATCGAAACTTAGGTCCCTTTATAGATTGAGGTCTTATTGCATGAGGTACGTGACCATCAAAAAGTATTATACGACCAGGTTTGTATACTGATGCAAACTCTATCTTGCTTAAGTCTTTACTGTTGTAGAAAAACGTTTCTCCATAAAACCCTTCTTCCCAATTTAAGTTAACATAATATAAGGCACCGATTAAATTTTCATGAGTATGTATATAATGAACATCGTCCGACTTAACTAAGTTTAATTCTATAATACTTATCTTCTTTTCATCAAATTTAAAATTTTTAGATTTACTAAAACAGTTTTTAATGTAAGGGAATAGTCCACAGTTTTTTAAGTCTTGTAAACTCCAAGTGCTATGTAAATTCTTTGTATGTTTTTCTAGCTCTTGGGTATCTTCCCATCCCAGTTTAAATATAGATTTAGTACAAAATTTATAGACTTGATTCCTTGCTACATAATCTACTGTATCGTCAAATATTTCTATCTTCATCCTTGTCTCCTGGTGCAGGAGCCTTTCTTGCAAAACTAGAGGGTAAGCCTACATGAGGTCTGCTATCGTACAAGTCAGTTTTAGAAGAAACACGATTGTAATGCAGAAATACTTGAACATGTTCTTTCCCTTTTAATTTGTTTCTCCAGTGCTCTAGTTTACATCCTTTATATATTAACATGTCTCCGGGTTCCAAATTTATCCCGACTCCTCTCTTTCCTTTCTTTCCTGATGGTTCTAAATAAATAGGCCACTTAGATCCACCCAAATGTAAAGTTGTAGATATCTCACAACTAAATCTGTCCGTATGTCTTTTTAGTTCATCACCTTTTACATATATTCTCATGTACGAATTGTTAGGTTGTAATTTTATACCAGTTGTCTTCTCCATCAAAGAGTGTAACCTCAACAACAAAGTATCGCCAGCTACATCTCCGTACAAACAAAAAGTGTTTTTACCACTTTGACCATCACCCATCTCCCCAAACGTGTAATCCTTTTCAGATATAAATCTAAAATCTCTAAAAGTTAAAAGAACTTGTTTTTTTATTAAAAAATAATTAAATAAAAACTCTGCCATATCTTTAGGTATGGCTTCCTTTACAAGGAAATAATTTTTTTCTTTAAAACTCATGCGCTTTTGGTCACCTCTTTTGGCGCTGCTTGTATATTAAAATGTATAAATCTAAATTTAGATATGCCATGATCTACAGAAAATCCATGAGTAAGATAACCAGGGAAAACTATAAGATCTCCTGGCTGAGGTGTGTAGTGAATAAGCTCTGTTCCTTCAAAAATATCTTCTCCATTTTTAAGTCTTAATTTAGTCATCACAGCTCCTGGTCTTGGATCCATAAAGTATGGATAAGCAGTATCTTTATTACATTCTAAAAAATAAAAACCAGATACAACTTGTGACCAATGAGTATGAGCTGAATGAGTTCCTCCCCCTCTTTTAGCGAACTCTTGTATCCACATCTCTGAAAAAAATAAAGTATATAAGGACATATCAAATCCTTGATAATCTAAAAAGTCCCATGCTGTTCTACCAACCTCATCTCTAAAATTAAAGAAGGTAGGATCTTTTAAAATACTGTTCGAATGATAGCTATCAAACCTATCCTTTGTTTTTTTAATAGAATTTTTTTTTAATTTTTTAGCTTTCAATATATAAGGGTCTGCCGCTTTGTTTAAAACTTTTAAAAACTCAGGTCTATAATCTACTCGTATTGGTGTTGAAAAATGTTTAGTAATACTCATTTAAAAGGCCTCCCTAAATTCCACATTACTAGAGAGTATCTTACACCTCTAGTGACAGGTCTGACTCTATGCCAAACATAAGATGGAAATACAACAATAGAACCTTTTGGCTGTATCTCTTCGCATATTTCTGTCTTACTTTCCTTTATAGGTGAATTTCTTCTAAAGTCAAATTCCAATTCTCCTCCACTATATTTTGAAGGATCTGTTAATTGACAAATAACGGAAAGCTTTCTTATTTTGCCATGTATTTTAGGATTACTAGGTAGATCATAAGGTTCATCAAACATATCAAAGTGCCAATTATAAAATTGTCCTTTTTTATATTTAGTAAATTGACAGGATTCAGATTGATCAAACTCAAAGTTCCATCCTGACATTTTATTTGCCTCATGAATATATGGATGTATCTCTCTATACAACCAAGGCTCATTTAGCCAGACTATATTTGAATTTCTTTTTTTATGTAGATCTTTAATTCTTTTTTTAGTTAATCTCTTTTCTTTAAATTCATCCGTAGAAGCTATACGCTCTTTCTTTGACAAGGCAAATTTTACAAGCCGATCACAAAATTTAGAAGAGAGAGCAGACTTAAAATACCAGTAAAAGTATTTTTGAATCATGTTCTTCTCATCTCAGGTATAGGAAAACGAAGCATTCTTTCTTTTGGATTACACTCTATTTTATTAAAGAAGGTGACCATTATAAGTCTGTCTTCATTTAAATTTTTATCACCGAAAGAATTGGCCATGTGCCATTGTGCAGCATCAAACATAATTAATCTATTATACATAGAATCTATTTCAATAGTTTTATCAAACCTTTCATTATGAGCTGCTAATTTTTTCTCAACTTTTATTTTGGGATCTAAAAAACTTTTGTGTGCCAGCTCCCAATCTCTATAAGCTTTATCAAAAGCTTTAGGTTTACAAATAGAAGTTCCGCAACCTGTGTGTTTACTTAAATAAACAATAGCTGTTAATTGATCGTTATGGTCTTGATGAATCCAACCACCGTTTTTATAATCTTTTCCGGAAATCTTTTGAAAGAACTGATTCGCGTTCCACAACATACTTGTGTAATTCATAGGATAAAGAATAGCCATCATCTTTTCAGTAGCGTATTGAAAAAGATTAGATTCTGTTTGTCCTGTTCTTATCCCTGGATAGTTCTTTTGGGTTTTACTATAAGGTAAATTAAGAGCATATTCTCTGACAAAATCAGGATTATCAAAAAAATTATCTACAATAGTCGTCGGGAACAACATTAGAAATGTTTATATGTTATTGTATTTATAAAATTAATTTCATTACTTTGATTAGGAGTAATATAATAACTGCAAATTGCAGGAAACATAACAAACTTATTACTATCTAACTTGATTGTTTTTTTTAAATTCTGATGTTTATTATCATTATAGGTAATGACAATAGAACAAGAATTTTTCTTAACTTTTGTTCCAAATAATAGTACCGAGTCGGGACTATCCCTAAGATTATTGAGGTCCGCTTGTAACAAAGGTGGTGAAGCTTCTCGTGGTTGATAAATCTCTCCCCATGTTTTTTCATTAACTATTTTTTTTCTGTCTTTTAAATATATATATTCTCTAATATAGGTATTTAAACGATCCCATGTTTTAGAATAAGAAAACTCCATTCCAAATATATCATTGTTTAAAGTTCCTACAATTAATTCTGTTGGTTCAAGTTCCCAATTCTTAGGCATTTCTACATATCCTTGATATATAGCAATTTCTGATAGAACTTCTTTATCTACTGGTCTGTCTAAATATTTTTTTCCCATGTTAAAAATAATTAATATTTAAAACCACTCTAACCTTTTCATCAGTATGAGTTGTTCCTGTATGTTTTGTATTTGAAGGAAATGTTACCATTCTATTTTCTTTGCTTTCAATTTTTTTTCCTCTTTCAAAAAGAGTTATACCATTATTATTATTAATGTAAAGTAAGGCTGTCTTACATTTAAAAGGGGCATCGACATGATACCCGAAAGGCTTAATTTTAATATCTCTAGTAGTAAGGTTTCCTTTAACTCTAACTAAACTTTTAACTTTCAACTTTTCTATAAGAGGCTTTAACATATCAAAATACTTACTGGTAATGACATTGTCTTTATAAAAGAAATGAATAAATTGAAAATACTCATCCCCCTCTTCTATTTTACAATCATTATAAAACCAGGGAAAATATTTACCCATCATTTCTTTTTTAATATTAAAAAAGAGAAAAGGGTCTAAAAAATTGTCTTTAATTTTTATCATAAATAATCACTGTGAAAATCACTATTAAAAGAGATCACTGTCTTCCTAACATTTGATTTAATTATAGGAGAACAATGTAAAGTTGATGCTGGAAAGGTAAGTAAATCTCCTTCTTTTACATTTACATTTCCTATAATCCTTTTATCATAACAGCTTTTAAATTGTGTTTTTGCCTCATCATCTTTCATTTCTACATAATAAATATGACTCCAATTTGAATGAGCGTGATTATGCCACCCATGAAAATTATTTTTTTTATATTGCTGAAACCACATTCTACTTATATCTACCACTCTATAACTAGAATCTAGTTCTAAACATAATTCATGAAGGTAAGGCGTTAAAACTTTTATAACATCTTTTACATAAGTTCGTTTCTCTCCCTTCTTAGGTTTAGAATCTAACCAATCGGAATTAGTAATGTAGTCTTTAGAGGGTAGTTTTTTAGAAGGAATGGGTTGCACAGGATTATTTTTTATATAATCCAATACTTTTTTTTTAAGTTTTTTATGCTCTTTAATTGGTTGAACAAATAAACAACTGTCTATTTTAATCTTTCTCATGTAGTATAATTATTTAGCTTATGTAACATATTATTGATTTGATTTAAATCAAAATTTTTTACTTTCCTTACCTCATAATTAATATTACTCCAGATAGTTTGTGAGAGATTAGATTGCTCATAATCATTTGCTAATTTAATTAGTAATAAATCTAAATTTTTGAGGTCTATAATTTTTTCCCGATCTGTGGTTTCAAATACCCACACTAACTCTTCAGATTTTTTACCAATTAACTTTCTGACTTCTTTTCTAGAAACATTTAAATGCGGATTATAATACTTATTACCATATATATTATGAAACATACCAGTCATTACAACATCAAAACTACATCCCCATCTTTCTAAAATAGTAGCTACTCCAATTAAATGATCAAAAAAAGTTCGTCCAGAATGTTTTATCTTGTCAGCTTTTTTATTTAATAAAAATTCAATACTTTTTTTATAAACTTTTTTATCTTTATACATTTTTTCTTTCTAAAAAATATGTACTATTAATCAAATTCCTGATCGTAAGGACCACCAGGATCAGCAGGGGTAAGTGCCCACTGTTGATTAGGATCATCCCAATAATAATTTCTTAATTCTCTAGTTTGTTCTAAAGTTAATTCAGGTCTAGGTCCAGCTGGGGAAACCCATACAGCATTTTCTAAGTCTAAAACAAAACTTGAAAACTTTTTAGGTTTCATAAATATTTTATTAACCGGATCCCATGTTCCTCCTCTTACAGCAAAATTTCCTCTCAAGGCTTTGGAATCATCTCCTGAAGTATGTTTATTTCTATGAGTGTTATATGAAGTTTGGATCCATAAGTGAGCTGGCCAATTATTGTGTTTCTCTAAATAGAGTTGTCCTACTGATTCATCTTCAACGCCCTGATCATTTAACATATTTTTATCACCCATCGTTAAGACGGCTAATACGTTATTATTTTCGTCTACTTTAGCAAAATGAGCCATTTATTAACTCCCTTGAAATCTGTATCTGATTATAACTACTCCAGATCCTCCGCCACCTGATCCTCGACATGCACAAGGTGTTGATCCTTGTGGTCTTCCACAACCTACATAAGTCCCACCTCCACCGCCTCCGGTGTTAGCAGTTCCGTTTTCACCTGGGTTTCTAGCAGGGGCTCCGCCTCCGCCTCCGCCCGGTCCGCCTCCACCACCGCTGTGATGAACTTGGTTTCCAGGATTATAAATTCCTCCACCTCCGCCACCACCTCGTGTGACAGATGAACCTGTTATTGAATTAGCTGTTCCAGCTCCGCCTGATCCTCCGGCTCCTGGTGCATTTTGGCCACAACAAGAAGCGCCGCCTCCGCCACCACCACCCATGGCTTTCCATGTGTCCGAGCCTTCTCCACCATTATTTCCTTGAGGTGGACTTGTAGGTGGAGTGTTTCCATCTCCTCCTGGTCCCGAAGATCCTCCGCCGTCTTTTCCAGCTCCGCCTCCGCCTGAGCCTCCATCATCAGCTTTAGGAGCTCCGCATCCAGTTCCACCTCCGCCTCCTCCGGCAGATGTAATAGTTGAAAAAGTTGAATCGTTTCCTGGTGGTGCTACACCTGTACAAGTGTCCGTACATCTAGCAGCACCAGATCCAACTGTAATTGAATAAGATTGTTTTGTTACTGCTATTCCACAACAAGAAGAAGGGTAATTTGTTCTAAATCCTCCTGCTCCTCCTCCGCCGCCCATTCGGACTCCACCTGATCCGCCTCCAGCAACTACTAAATAGTCAACTGTGCCATAACAAGCTCCAACACTAGAAACTGCAAAAGTTCCTGGTGAGTTAAATGTATGAACTTTGAAGTCGCCATCCTCTGTAACGCAACCTCCTGTTGCTTCTGTATAAGGTCCTGCGGCAGCGCCACCGGCACCAAATCCTAAAACTTGATAACCAAAAGATTTTGCTCTTCTATTTTGAATATTTCTTGTGTTCTTACCTGATGTAAGTTTATCTTTTATATCTCTCATATTCTAATTCCTTATGCGTCGTTTGCAGCGTCAGTAGTAAAGAATAATTTAATACCTAATACACGTGCATCACCTGAAAAAGTATCACTGCCATCAGCTGCATCTCTATAAAGTTGAAAAAATGTTTGATCATTGTCCGCTGGAGAACCTGCAATTGTTACAGCGCCACTCTCAGCTGTCATTTGTACATCTTCTACAGTTCCAATTCCAGCATCTGTAACTTCTACTGCTGTTCCAAACGCTACATCAGCTGTATCTCCTTCAGTACAACTAACTCCTTGAAGACCAAAAATACAATTTCCTGTGTTTGTATTACCTGGACTCCAAAAAACTTGATAAGTTACTGTTCCTAAATCCCATGATTTAGGCATTGCAATAGCGAATTGTGCATATTCCGCGGTACCTGCATCAAAATCTAAAACTTTTAAATCGGGTCTTGTTGCTGTTGTTTCAACTTGTTGTGGATCAGCACCATTAGTTGTAGCTCCGTACATTGCTTGTGCGGGAATCCACATGGTTTCTTTTCCTGCAATTTTAACTGCAGCAACGGTTCCACCTCCATCTTCAGCTTGAATGACTCCACTACCTTTTGTTTTTAAAGCGATACCTATATTTGCATCACCACCAGAGGCAGTTATTGTAGGGTTATTTCCTGTAGCCGCATTGGCTAATGTAATTTCATTAACAGCAGAACCTGTTGCTGTTAAAATAGCTAATTCATTTCCGTTTGTATCTAAAATAGAAGTTCCTATTTTAGGAGAAGTTAAAGTTTTATTAGTAAATGTTACAGTGTTAGAAGCTGTAACTTGATTTAATCCTGCATCAACAATATTAGTTCCATCGTGCCATAAAAGTCTAGCATCTGTTGAACTCCATGATACTCCAGTTCCCGTTGCTGTTTTAAATGTAACTGTTTGACTTCCAGTAGTTCCATTCAAAACTAAATACTGCATTCCAGTTATATCATCTGGAACAGTAACGACAGAAGTCCCTGTTAGAGACCCTGTTAATTTGATAGTAGATGTTGCACAAATTGCTCCTGTGCCACCATCAGTCGCTTCTAAAGTTACAGTTCCTCCATCAGTCATAGCTTGTGTGCCATAGCCCACAGCCAACTGTTCCATTATCTGTAAATTGGTATTAGTTTTTGTACCCCATGTACCGGCATTTTCACCGGTTGCCATTAATTCTACACCGAGAGGTGTATATGTTGAAGCCATAATTTATCTCCTGCTTAATAGTTTATTTTTATTTTGTTTTATATGTAATGTCAATATCATATATTATCTTTATGAAGGTGTAACTTTACTCCAGCTTCCTCCTTGAGTAGCTGTTTTTTGACTCCAGCTTCCTCCTTGACTAGGCACTAATTTATTCCATGCTATTGGACCTCCTACTTGTCCTACACTAGCAGTAGCTAATTGACCTGTTAATCCTATAGACATTTCTATAGGAGAAATTGATCCTGTTGAACTAGTTGCACTTACCCCACTTAATCCTACTGCCATTTCTGTAGGTGCAATAGCTCCAACTGATGTGGTTGCTCCTACTCCTGATATATCAAATATTTGAGCATCGCTAGTGTCTATATCTCCAACCGAAGTGGTTGCAGAAACTCCTGTAAGTCCCATTACATCTGCTGGTGTAATAGCTCCAACTGCAGAAGTAGTAGATTGACCTGTTAAACCAATAGCCATATTAGTTGGCGCAATAGCACCTACACTAACAGTAGCTGATTGACCACTTAAAGAAATTGTTGGTGATAATATAATTGCTGGAGAGCCAACACCTGAAGTTGCAGAAACTCCTGTAAGTCCCATTACATCTGCTGGTGTAATAGCTCCAACTGATGCAGTTGCTGAAAGACCTGTTAATGTTTCAGTAGCTTCATCAACACTACCCCAACCATTTTCACCATAATCTAAAGTACCCCAACCAGGATAACGTTCAATGTCTACTGAACCAACAGAACTAGTTAATCCTGTAGGTGCTGTTATAGTTACATCTAAAGAACTTTCACCCCAGTTTTCAGTTCCCCATGTATCCGATCCCCATCCTTGTTCAGGAAATGCAGTTAAGGAACCTAGTGATGTAGTTAAAGATTGTCCTGTTAATGATTGAGTAACAGTATTAGATGCCCATGCGTTTTGATTCCAGGCTACTGAAGGACTATCACCACCCCAAATTGATGCCATAAGGATTTCCTCCCTATGCTATACGAATTATTGCTGTAGTTGCTGCTGCTGCCGGAAATTGAATTGTAAATGTTCCACTGGATACAGTTTTATCACCACCAAAAGCTACGGCACAGACTGCTGCGTCTGTAGCATGTGAATCATTAAAAATTAAACATCCATTTGCTGTAAATGAAGCTGATGTCCACGAGACATCTGCAAAATCACAAACTGCTGTTGATGAATCTAAAGTAGGTGTTACACTCGTAAGTGCTTTTCCTTTTGCACTGTAAGCTGTTCCAGATGAATTTGTTATTTCATTACTTGAAGAATAAGCTGTTGTACTCGCTCCAAGAGTTGCGGAACTGGTATATAAAGCTAAATTAAAAGTGTTTCCAGTAGTTGCTGTAAAATTATGTTCAGCTTCTAAAATTTCTTGTTTAAAGCTATTACAAATTGCCGATGTTATTGCCATAATTATCTCCCTTATTGAGGCGGCGATTCGATCGGTATACGAACAGTACCATCTGTGTAATCGTCTCTTCTCCGTCTCCCAATTTGCACACTTGCAAATTTTTGTAATTCTTGTTTATATTTATTTTCATATAATGTCAACATATCCATTGGACCTTTTAAAAATCCATAAGCTTCCACCAGGCACGCATATAATAATAATTGAGGGTAATTTAGACTAATATAATTACTAGTATTGCCTGATTCTAAAGTAGCTGGTCTGACATTCCCATGAATATTTATTAAATAATTAGCATCTGGCGTAGGAGCTATTATAATATTTCCAGAATTAGTTGATCCATCTCCTGTAGCTCCTCCAAACATAGCATAATATTTAGGTAATCCTGTAGTATCTTGCCCTGTTTGAGATCCTTCAGGACCAGTTAATTCTCCAACATATTCACTTATAAATGTTCTATCTCTTTTTTGAAGCCAATATGTTCTACCTGTTCGAGAAGATGTTGAATTAAAAACTTCAATGCCTCTTACAAAAAGCATTCCAGCAGGTACTCTAACAGTTTGAACATCTGCAGCTAAAGTTCCTTCATACTCCACTCTATCAGAATCAACGGGTACATCACTACTTATTCTAGATTGAGCGTTTAAAATAAAATTTTCTAAAATAGAAGTAGTAAATACAGTATCATCTACTTCTGTGTAACTTCTAATCATTGTAACTAAAGTATCGTAACTAATTCCTGCCATTATGTTTGTAAAGTTACCGGTCCAACGGACATCGGATAACCTCCTCCTGTTGCGACACTTGTCGCGTTTGTATCAGCGCTAAAATAAAACCAATCTGTTCCATAAATTCCAGTACCATTTGGACCAGTGGTATCAGTTGCACCGCTGACGTATTTACCTACAGTTATAGTATATCCTGCAGCTTTTGCAATTGTAGATCCTGTAATACCTCCTACACCTTCTGGATCACCATATACTCCGGCAGCCCCTAAAGGACCTCTAAATCTTTTTGTGTCTCCAGTAGTATATCCATGTCCTGGTAAATTTACATTTACAATTGCAGAACCTGCTTGATATGTTTCTAAAGGATCATTTTCTAATAAATCAGCTACTGCAAATTCTGTTCTTGCAGGTTTTGCATGTTGTAAAGCTTGAGGATCTGCGCCGTGTGGTCTTGGTGAAACTTGAGGTTGTTTAGGTTCATATTCAGAATTATGTACCCAGGCACCATTCCATTCTTGAACCATTTCTCTATATGGAAATGCAGCTCCAGAACGATCTGAAATCATTAATGCATATCTACCTTTAGAAAATTTTCCCATTATTTTTTACCTTTACGTGCTTCTCTTAATTGAGTTGTTTTTATATCTCTATATCTTTGCGTACGTCCTATTCTTGCATGAATATTAATATCATCTGTACCAATTTTTCCTTTAATACCTGGAACTTTAGTTTGTTTCTTAAAACCACTTCTAGGATGAGGATCACCTTTTGGTCTAAGTCTTTGTCTTACTTTTCTATTTAATAACATATCAGATTTAGGTCCTGGAAACTTTTTAGATTTTTTAAAAAGCGCTTTTCTAATAACTC